TTAAGATACGTTCCTATATTCATTTGGTGTTAGTCCATCAAATTTTGGAACATATCTTTTATTCATATAATAATTAATATATTCACTGATGCCTGTTTCAAGATCTTCATATGTGCTGAATTGATTTCTATAGTAATATTCTGATTTTAACGTACCCCAAAAAGCTTCTATCGGTTGATTATCTAAACAACTTCCTGCTTTTGACATACTGATTTTTACGTTATGTGTATCTAAATAGTTCTTGTAATGTTTAGAAGTGTATTGAAAACCTCTGTCACTATGTAAAACTGTATTAGATGCATCATTATTTTGTAAGGCTAATTTCAATATGTCCATAACCAATTTTAAATCATTACGCTTACTCACTTTATAAACAATTATACTTAAATCATACCTATCAATTATAGCGCTAATATAAGCTTTTTGACCTTTTCCATAATTTAAGTAACTAATATCTGTAAACCATTTTTGATTTGGTTTATTGGCTTCAAAATTTCTATTCAATATATTTTCAGCTGTGAAATGTGGTTTGATTCTAGTCCAATTAGGACGTTTTTTTCTGATTTGTGCTTGTAAACCTAAAATTCGCATAATTCTTCTAATACATTTTATATTAACATTTAAATTGCACTCTCTTTTTAAAGCGTAATGTATCCTTACTACACCGAAGGTTTCTTTAGAGTTCTTAAATATACACTTAATTTCTTTTGCAATTAATTTAGAGCGTTTTTCATTATTAGAAATTTCTTTATTACACCATTTATAATAACCACTACGGCTGACTTCTAGACGCTCGCATAACATTTTAATACTGTAATTTTGTTCTCTGTTGAGCTCAAATATCATTTGATATAAATGTTCTTTATGACCTAATGAAAATGATTGTTTCGATACTTGAACTCTTGCCACTTTTTTACGATTGCTTTATCCATTTCTAAGTATTCTATTCTTGTTTTTAGTTTTTTATTTTCTAATTTTATTAGTTCTATTTCAGATAATTCTTGTTTTTTATTTTTTCCACGTTTATCTTTTAATCCATCTATACCATTCTTTTTATAGCTCTTCACCCAATGGTATATTTGATGGTAGGAAACACCATATTCCACGGAAGCCTCTTGATAGTTATAATTTTTAGCTATGACATTTTCAGTAATTTCAATACGTTCAGATAAAGTTGTTTTTCTTGATTTATTCATAGTGGAAAACCCTTTCCCTGTGTGCTTGTTAGATTTTCCCTTTTTATAATTTCTTAACCACAATTTTAAAACTGATATAGAGCTAATATTATACTTGTTAACAACTTTATACAGTGGAATATTCCTTTCTAACACATCTTCTATAGCTATTGCTTTAATCTCTGCAGAGTATTTATTTCTTTTACTAAAAGGTTTTAATCCATCTACACCATAAGCTTTATATCTTCTTACCCATTCTTGTAATGTAGCGCTAGAAACTCCATTATTTTTTGCTGTACTATATCTAGATATATTTCCATCAACTATATCTTCAACTATTTTAATACGCTTTTCTAAAGGCATCTTATTTGTAGTCATAAAAAATACACTCCCCTAATTATAGTTCACTTTTTATATTTAAAGTGTCTACTTTTAGGGGAGTGTATCAAAAGTTGGGATGGTTATTTTTTATGGCTTGATTTAACAATTGTGATTGCTATACCTAACAAGGTAACGATGAATGTACCGAAACCTAACATTAAGTACGGCACTTCTACAATTGAAACCAAACAAGGCGTCTCCTTTCTAAAGATTTTGTCGGTACTTTCATAAGCACCACCTCACTTTATACTGATATTAGCCACCATCTATCCAACTTACTCACCTTAATCTGCTTTCTTCAAATCTTTCCATTTCGCTTACTATCCCGCTTACATTAATTCTATAAAAAAAGAACCTTGCAAGCGCAAGATTCTTAATTGAATAATATGTAATTTATTCTTTTAGTGTCCTGGGAGGTCTGCTATACAGCCCTTATTATCAGTGTTTGTAGCGTTTTAGTGCCATGCCAGTGCCATAAAAATATTGATTGTATATTTCTTACATTTTAATGGTAGAAACTAGTTCGTTATCTTTAACGTTACTAAATCTATTATTGTGCAATTTTAAACACCTTGACAGATTCTTGTTATTACTTTTACGATTGTATATTGATGTTTAAAAGGACTTGTGGAATTACTGTTTTAAAAGACTTTTAAAATGTTATATTTCTATGAGCGTCTGCACTTTTTTAAATAATCTGTCTTTTTTTTGCCCTAAAAAATACCCACCTATTCACTTAGGTGGGCTTTTCCATATTGGTATAGTTTTTCTGCATTCTTTAATGATAGATTGTCTAAATCACGTTTCCCATTTCTTAAAGTAGAAATTATAGCTTGATTTATAAGTGTGTTCTTATATATTTGATAACCAGTTATCTCGCTTTCAATTAGTTTTTTGATTACCTGTTTGTATTCACTCATAATTATCACGCTCGTTTTTATTTAAATAGTGGAAGGTTAAGATAGCTAGTTTCCGCTAGCTAAAATCATTATATACTATTTATTTTTTGTGAAAAAATTTATGTTAAGTAAATTTACATAAAAATAACAGCCTGTGGGGGCAGACTGTTAAAAATATATCATTTTACAAAAGGTGAATTGCGCTAGTTTTTCACTAGCTAATTTTAATATACAATAATAAGAGTAATTAAAAAAATCTATGTCAACTTTAATAACAATAATAACTACTCAACGATATGCTCAGGCGGACTGATGTGTTTCCATAATAGCTCCCTTATTTTATCTCCACAATATCTTTTAAATTCAACACACTCATTCCAGTATCTTCATACATGTGTAGTGTTTTAGTATGCACGTCTACTTTATGAATATAACCTACTTTAGTTTTAATATATCCATTTTCGAAGTAACGCAATTCAATAGATGGGTCGTTATACATTTTGAAAATTAATGTGTTATTAAGCTCATTCAATTGATCGTCGTCTAATATCGGTCTATCAATCTTATTTTGATCTTGTATGTATTGTTCTAGTTGCTCGTATTGTTCGGGGAGTGTCTTGAAGGCTTGCCACTTAACGATGCCTCTACTTTCTGGTATATGTGAATTAAGATATTCTCTCGGTATATTACGATAATCAGTTTCGTATTTATATTCATCTGGTGCGTTTGGATTTATTATTTTCATATTATCACCTCAAAAAAATGGAATAGTTTTACTAGCTTCTATAATGTCCTTAGTAAAGAAAAATTGCTTGCCTTCACCAGTATAAGCTGGGTTTAAAACCATATTCGCTTTAGCATTATATAACCACTCTGGATTAATTCCAGAATTTAATATTTCTTGAAATTCTTGAAAATTTTTACTCCAATCTAAATTAGGTTTCATATAATCACCTCATGAATATAATAGAACACTTGTTCGCATATGTAAATAAAAAAATAACCTCCCAAAATTATCAGGGTGGTTATTTTTCTCTATGGTTACTTTCTAATTGCTTTCATAATAAATGAAACTATAAATATTAAAATGATAGCACCAACTAAAGCTGGTAGAATAGGCACTCCGCCTAAAACTGGTCCCCATGTGCCCAACAGTTTACTTCCAATTGCAGAACCAATTAAGCCGGCAATGATATTACCAATAATTCCACCTGGAATATCTTTACCTAGAATAGCTCCTGCAAGCCATCCTATTAATCCTCCAACGATTATCATAAGTATAAAGCCCATATTACCCTCTCCTTTTGAAATAATGTCCCTAACTTTATTCCCCACTACATAAATAAACAAACATAAAAAAGCAACCAAATTAATGGCTGCACTTAATATATAACTTTCAATGGAAGGTGTGGAACTACTACAATGTTATATTACCCAACGATCATATAAATAAAAACACCCACCAGTTGGTGAGTGTTTTAAAATAGAGTTTTATTAAAATTAATCCAAGCATCATTTATCTCTTTGTACTTATCTGGATAAATTTTGCAAATATCATCATTTTCTTTTTCTCTTAAAATATCATTCGAATTTATAAGTAGTAGGTTTATGTACCCGCACATAACAATCAGAATAAGTTATGTGCTTTAAATTAGGACAAAAGTTACACCCTATATTTATATCAAAATCTGGATTCAAATTAGCCTTGTTAGATACAGAAGAAATAGGAAAGGCAGTGAAATCTGTTTGAAAAGTATCTTTTCAGAACCTATAATCATCATAGGTCTAACTTTGAACCGCTTTTTTTGAGTTTGGCTATCACTATACCACATTAGTTATAATTAATGTGATAAGGGGCAGTCTCTACTGCCCTTTATATTTTTATCTTTTTTAGGAGGAACAACTTATGAAAACCCAACAATATGATAAAAAACTAAAAAAGTGGATGTATGACTTTGTATATGAAGGAAAACGCTATAGAAAAAAAGGATTTAAAACTAAACGTGAAGCTGAATATGCAGGAAATGAAAAGTTTAATGAATTAACTAAAGGGCTTTATCTTGATAATGATTTATCCTTTTATGATTACTTCAAGAATTGGTGCGAAACATTCAAACAACCTAATGTTACACCTATAACTTACAAATCATATAAGGCAGCTATCAAACATATTGGTAATCATTCATTTTCGCAGACAAGCCTTAAATCATTAACACGAAATATGTATCAACAATTTATAAATGAATTTTCTAAAACACACTCAAAAGAAACAATAAGAAAACTAAATTGATATATCAGATCATCATTAGACGATGCTGTTTATGAAGGATTACTAGCTAAGAATATTACTTATAAGGTCACATTTAAAGGGTCTAATCCTCCAAAAGATGAACAAAGCAAGTTTATTAACCTAGTAGAATACGAAACACTTAAACAATATTTCAAATCACAAAATAATCGTTCATCCCTCGCCCTATTTATCATGATTTGTACAGGCTGTCGAATAAGTGGTGTTTTAAATATGAAGTATGAATACATTAACCAAGTAAAAAATGAATTATTTATAGATGAACGTAAAAATGATGTGTCACCTCGTACTTTAACAATCGCTAAAGATGATATGAAACACATCATTGAAATGATTGAAAAACTCAAACTAAATACCAAAGGATTACTATTTAATTCTTTTGGGACTACACTTACTATTAACGCAGTTAACAAGCAACTAAAACAGGCATGTAAGTTACACGATATAAACGAGATTACTTCACATGCGTTAAGACATACGCATTGCTCTTATCTCCTCGCAAATGATGTATCGATTTATTATATTTCAAAAAGGCTTGGCCATAAAAATATTTCTGTTACCACTGAAATCTATTCCCATTTATTGGAAGAAAAATATCTTGAAGAAAATAACAAAGCAATTGAAATTTTATCAGCAATGTAAAAATATGTTCTCGGTGCCATGCCAGTGCCATAAAATTTTGTTTTCTATTGTATCGCATTGTAGACAAAATAAAAGAAACCCCGTAACAACGGGGTTTCTAAGTTTGGAATGTGCGCTATTCAACGCTATTAGTGTCCTGGGAGGGCATTTGTATACTTTCGGATATAATCGAAAACCGCACAACTAAAGGATTTTAGAGTATATACTTTAGAACGGAATAGAACGAAACAGAAACATTTTGACACGTATTTGACACATGACCCACCAATTAAGGTGGGTTTATTTATGTAAAAAATAACCACCCAGTGACTAGTTAGGTGGTTTGGGGGTCATTCTTAGAAAGTTGACCCAATAGATCATTTAGTTTTAAAAGGATAAGAATACCCCGTGGCACTATGCCTTAATACATATCGCCTATACCTCGTAAGGCTATAAGCTGAATCCTTCGGACACAATTGGAACTATCGCCTGATTCGATGTCCTATATAGCTTTTGTTTATACACCTTTCTACTTGGTGTTAGATACTGGAATGGAAGAAGTCACCACCCGAGACCAACTCTTGCGATACGTGGTATCTCTCACGTATCTATACACCTATTATACTATATTTACGCACAAAAAAATAGGGCAAGCACATAAGTGCCTACCCTTTAATATGATCACGTGGTGGTAACAAATCATAGTAACAACTTATTAACTCTACTTATATTATAGCATGTCTAATAAACTTCTACTATTCTTAAACGTTCGTGCCATACCCAACCATTATTATTGTGCGAGTATACTCGACACCAACCGTCTAACACTTCAAAAATATAAAAATCATCATATCCAGCCTTATAAACTTCGTTAGTTAATGACCACTTGTAATTTCCTTTTTTGCCACTACGTTTAGCAATAGTTGCCCCATAATGGTCAACTCTACCTCTAAACTTACATTTTTTACTCCAAGAAACTTTGCTAGGTGGAATACTTCCTAACTTCAAACCACTTGTTTTCTTAGCGTTCGTTTTTTGATTAACAGTTTGTTTATCAGCTTTGTTTTTTAGATTTTCTCCACCACCCGGTTTGTATACTTCTGTAATTCTTAAACGTTCATACCAAACATAGCCGTTGTTACTAGCACTGTATACTCTAGCCCAACCATCTCTAATCTCGTACACATAGAATACGTCTCCTTGACCGTATACTTCATTTGTAAGAACCATTACATTGTTATGGTTAGGTCTACAAATTGTAGCGCCAGCATTGTCTGCAACTGCTTTGAAGTATGGTTGGTTGGACCACGTTAATTTCTTAGGTGGAATGCTGTTTAATTTCAATGATTGACCTTTAGATGGTTCTTTAGGTTTTACGTTTCCAATTGTGGTTAAATCAACACTGTCATCTGCAAAATCTGGAACAATAAAATGTGTTAATCCACTATAGTTATCTGTTCTTAATTTAGCTGGTGAATTAGCATTTCCATCATAGTTTTGTTCTAATATTGTGAATGAGCTAGTACCTCCACTGTTATCCCACACTAAACCTGTGTGACCGTATTCGCGGTATATACCAGTAGTATAAATTGCAATTGCTGTAATAGGTGGGATATAATCACGTGTATTTTCTACGACTTTCCAACCTTTAGGCATGCTGTTCACAATGTGTAAGTCTTTTGCATTACCCCAAAATCTAACACCGTTTGTTACGTGGTCAACAAAATCAACAACCAGGTCAGCACATTGATACGCCCATGCATTATCAAAATCAATATACTGACCTTTCAAACTATGCATGTATTCAATAGCTGCTTTATACTCTACGTTACTTTGAGGTGAAGGTGTTGGTTTCTCTTTAGTTGGTTCTGATAAATCTTTAGATGGTTCTTTGTTACTATCTTCTTTAACTCCATTGATATATTTAGCAACTTGTTTATCAAAGTTACTTACGTTCCTAGAGTAACCAGCAGCTTGCAATAAATTACCGGGATCTACTTTATCTGATTGAATATCTTGATGTCCTGGAACTTCTGTTTTATAGTCTATTTTCCAATAATTACATAAGTAAGCCATAACACGTGCCATGTTATCTAACGATTTCCTAGAACGTGCTTTATCATCAAAATAAGAGCCTTCAATGCCGAAAGCAGCATCATTTGCATCAGCATTATACCAATTATTATCAATAGGTGTATTGTATAATACGTGCCACGCCTTTTCTGTCACTGGTATACAAACTATGCATTCTTTATCGTCTACGAAAATATGCGCGCTAGCAACCAATGACCAATCAATATTATAACTGTTTTTATAGTAGTTCACGTTATCTTGTGCTGTAGTGTTTGGATTTCCTGTGTCATGAGCAACTGCAAAAATTGGCTTACCACTTGTTAATTTTTGCCCACTTCTACGTGTTCCTATAGGTAACCAATCATATTTAACTGGAACACCATTCCATTTCTCTGTCATTTCACATTACCTCCACCTATTTTATTATTGGTTTCTTTAGTGCTGCCTTCACGAGTGCGTAACGTTTCCCAAATACCTGTAGCCATCAAACCACTTATTAACCCAGCTAACAAACGACCTGCTATAGATAATTCAGTTACTATCTCTGGTATAAAGGCAGTAACACCGCCTACCACAACACCTATCACCATTGAAATGATTGGTATGATATTTTTAGGCACAACACTCGATTTCTTAATAACTTGTGTTAATGCAATTGTGATTACTGAAATAATTCCTGCAAACGCTATAATTTGTTCCATCTATAAAAACCTCCATATATATATAATAAAAAGCCGACACATATGTGCCGACTCTAAAAGAATACTTGCGCAAAACCTATCGCTGCTGCAAAAATACCACCTAACGCCGTTATGATGGCAATTGTTACTTGAACAGCACCCATTTTCTTTTCTTTAGTTGTTGCCTTAATTTCCTTTATTGCATCTGTGTTTGATTTTGTTTGCGTTTCAATATTAGAAACACGCTTATCAAAACCAGTTAAATTGCTATTAATCTTGTCTAAACTATCTATCATTTTATCTTGTTGTTTTATCGTTTGTTCGCCTCGTTGTTGATCTAACTCTAACTTTTTATCTAGTTTATGGTATAAATCTTTTAACTCTTGGTCGCCTCTGTCAATGTACTGATATATTTTTCGTTCACGTGTATTAAATACATCGTGTGTAACAAACTTATTTTCGTCTACCATATAACTCCGCACCACCTACAAACGATGTAACACCAGTCCATGCTGTCAATATTAAAAAGTTGAATGGTGTTAGCCAATTTAAATTATTGTACAACCCAGCGCTCGTCATAACGAAGTAGAATATCGACGAGGTTAAACCGCCTACAAAGATGAAGAAATAATATTTGCTGTTTTCTTCCATACTTGTCACAAACAATGCACTCATAGCATATAGAAAACCAGTAATCATAATTATTAAACCCCATAACCAAATAGGCATGATTTCATTTAAAGCTAGATAAAAAGGCGAATCTTTCAATATTGTTTCTGGACTTGTAAACCAAAGTACACCCCGTCCAAATATGGTCGAACCTAGTAGTAGGGATTGAGTGATTAACAATATTTCTTTTGTGTCTAACTTACTAATACTAAATGTCCTTTTCATTCACTCACCCACTTTCTATAAAATAAAACCACAAGCCTAAGCCTGTGGTTGTTCTGGATATTTTTCACCAGTGATTTCTGTATATTGTTCCTTAGTTAGTGCATCTAACTCAACATAAGTTTGAATGTCCTCGTTTGTGTAACAGTTAATGTCGTAAAAATATTTGATAGAATCGAATCCTGGATACATAATTTATTCCCCTTTCAATTTGGCAATCTCTAATAATGTGTCTGCTTGTTGTTGCTCTAACTGTTGTATACGTTTTTCTTTTTTAGTTAATTCCAAATTAACTTTCGCCTGTTCTTCTTGTGAAGTTATCAATCTCGCTGCTGTTTTAGTTACTTGCATTTGCGCTTGTGCTAACATATATTCTATTGCACTTGGTTTATGATCTTCTTTTCCATCTTCTTTAATAGTAGAACCATGCCATTGTTCACCATCAAATATTCTAGGAGGGAATAAATTGCTAGGGGGCATTATATCTGTGTATTGATATAAACCTTGTTTCTTCAAATCATCAACTAACAATTCTCCGTTATCATTAGTTTTTACTAAAAATGCGTTGCCATTATAATCAAATACCTGTTTAAACATTTAATCACCCCACTATAAAAGTTAATTGACCATATATAAAGTTTCCAATTGCAGCTGTATTACTATTATCTTCCCAAATTTTAAATACTTGGTTTACTTCATCGTAACTACCTTTTATTGGGTTTTTCCCACTATTACCATTGGTTCTAGCTAAAAAACTAAAAGCGTATTTAGGCGAGTAATTTGAAGGTAAAGAGAACATAGGCGAGCCGTTACTTAACAAATTGCTAGTAATCTTTGCGTTAAAAATAATTGTACATACATCATTTTTAATTCTGTATTTTGAAGGTCCAATCGAGTCTTCTTGAAATCCACTCATAAGGGGTAAATCTTGCCAACCTGTATCGTATAGTTTCAAATCGATAGCTTCATTTAACGTTTTTATAGCTTCATCTATTTTTCTTTGCGCTCCAATTGTAGTTTCAATATCTTTCGTGTTTTCAGCGGTGATAAACTCTCTCCAACCGCGGTCATTTCCATTGGAATGTATAGTCTTTATATAATGTCTATTATGAAAATTTTGTGTAAAACGTATTTGTTTTAGCCCATTACTAGACTCAAAAATGTCAAATGATGCTATATAGGAATCTCCATTTGAATCAGGAGGTACACCTACACTAGCATTGTCGTAAGGTATTGTTGCTTCATAAAGACCAGGTGGCAAAGTTTCTATTTTTACTTCTAAAGTTCCTAACCACTTTCTTTTTCCATCATCTAAAGTGAAACCATATTTTTGCCAAGTTTCTGTTTCCGTAGATTTTAAATAGCCACCAGCTAGAACATCATCGTTAAATTGATTTATTTTTGTATCAATATCATTTTTTGCAGTATTCAATCCATTTACATATTCATCGCCTTTTAACTCTATTTCTTCTAGTTTTGTATTAGCTAATGTGCTTAATTCTTCTAAACTATTAGTTTTAGCAATATCTATATCAGATAACCCTTTTGCTCTAGCTTTTTCTAATTCTGTAACATAATCGGTTCCATTAGCCATAGCTTCTTCAATTTTAGTCATTTGATTATCTATTCTAATTTCTAAATCATCGAATTTTTTAATGTAAACCAATTTAGTGTCAGCACCGAATGATTCAACTAAACTTTCTGCAATATTAAAAGAGAACAACCGTTCAACGACAGTGTCCTCTTTACCTTTTATAGCTATTTCAACTTGTCCAGTTACTTTCCCAGTATGTTTTAAAAATTCTTTCGGTATCGTATATTGGATTATACCGTTCATTCCATCAGTGATTACTAATTCATCTCTAATTTTAGAACCATCTTCCGCAACAAGCGTTATACTCGTGTCTACATTTGCAGCACCTAATAATAAAGGTGAACCGTTTCTTGTAACAATAAAATTAAGCACAGATGTGTTAATATCCCTATTGTAAAATTGAACATTTAAATTAGATAAAGGTTGATAATTAGCAGTTGTTTCGAGTTTTATATTTGTTTTTTTATCTATAGCCATAGTCTACACTTCTCCTTTTTTATCGACTTTTACAATGTTGTTTTGAGTATCAACATTGAAATAACCAATAACAGATGATTTTGTATTGTCATCACCGTCAACAAAAACTCCACCAGAACCACCATTGTTAAACACAATTGTGTTTTTTAATCCTACAGATCTTATTGCGAAATCTTTATCTGTCCCCCACAGATGGTTGTTTTCAACTGCACCAGTTTCAGCGTAAGCTAAGTAAATACCACCACGTGGATTGTTATCTTCTATTTGTTGGTTTGTGTTTGTAACTGTATTGAATCTAACGAAATAGTTTTTAGTATACTGGACAAATATACCGTTTCTTCCAGTAGTATTGATTAGATTATTGGTAATGTGTAAATGTCTACAATAAGCTTCATATCCTGTATATTGGGATATCATATTGTATATAGCTTCTGTTTTAATATTGTTGAAATAGTTTTTGTCGATGAATAAAGTATCACATGCTCTATGTCTAACACCTCTATAACCATAGTTAAAAGAGTTGTCTTTAATGTGTATGTTGGAACAAATGTTTAAATTTATTGCTTCTCCTACATCATTATTATCACAATCAAACACATTATTATTTATGTGTAGGTTAAATACTTTTGCAGATATATCGTTGTATTGTTGACCATAGGAACTCACACCATATTTTTTATAATTTTTAAAGATGTTACCATTTATAAAATACATTCTACCTGCTTGAGGTCGTTCACTTGGTATTCCGTTAACATCATTTGCACTTTTATCCATTCCGCCAACAGAGGAAATTCTGACGCCTTCTTCACAATTTTCAAACAAATTATCTTCTATTCTTACGTTTTCCCATTTGTATGGCCTAACGCCAGCACCTTTACATCCTATAAAAGTGTTCTTTGTAACAATAATATTATTTTGGTATATGTTATGAACGCTTAAATGGTTCCCAACACCAACATGTGGTGCGCTCAATATATCAGATGGTCTAAAACTACAACCTGTAACTAATATATCTCTACACGGTGTACCGTCGTAGTAACCTTGACCATCAATAGTAGCTTCAACATATTCTGATAATTGTATTGATTCTTTCATTGATTCATCTGTTAAATTAATATAACCTTCAAAAATACAGTTATTCACTTTCATGTTTCTAACACCGTTAGTGTCAATAGCATGATAAGAAATTGTATTTCTAAAGGTTACATTATCGAAGGTTATATTTTCGGCGTGCATAAGGTTTATTTGGTTTGCTGCTTTAGTTGGATATTTATCTATTTGCTCATAATTCGAATCAAATGTACCGCCTATAAAATGTATATTACCATTACCTTCGTAACCATAATATTTATCATCGTAAGATTGGTTCATCATCGTTTCGTTAGTATTTCCACGTAACAATGTTGCGTTACTATCCATTTCAAAAGTAGTGTTTTTATAAATAATCACTCTATTGTCAATAAGGTAATCACCAGCTGGTATAAATATCTTCCCTGCTTTTGCATGCTTTATTTTATTCAAAGCTTCTTGCAATTTTTCAGATACATCTGTTTGACCTGTATTGTCTGGTTCATAATCACCAAAGTTAATCTCAATGAACTTATTTTCGATTCTTTCTAGTTCTTCGTTAACTCTGTTAAAATCATGTTCTAATCTATTATAAAGTAGACCATGTATTTCTCCATCCATTGATACTCTACTATCAGTAACTTCTTTAACGCCATCACCATCTGTGCCTGTTACTAAGTTTTCTATTCTTTTATCATTACGTTTAGCCCATTGATTTAAAGGTGAACCGTTATGATCTATTTGTTTAGAATTATGTGCTTTTAATTGTTCTACTTGATGATATATCATGTTATTTTGCATATCATTGCTATTGTATTGTATCTTTTTGAAGTTACTTACATTTTCGCTTCTGTACCGTTGATCTAACTGTGAACTCATATTAGTTTGAAGTCTTATCATACATTGTCACCTTCTATTCTTTCTGTAGATAATTCGCCAGTTTCATTAACTACTAATTTAAATAGCGCGCCATTGTTAGCACGCAAAACAACATCTTTATTGACGTAATCTTCAATCATATCTTCTAAACCAATAACACCATCTACATGCGTTTGAGCGAAAGCATCTTCGCCACCAAATTCAAAGCGTACGATTGGTATTTCTTTACTCATCTACTAACACACTCCCTACTATCGACCCGTTAACGCCACCATCGGAATATATGTTATTTATTTGTGTTTTATTTAATGCAGCGTTTACGTTTTTAATCTTGTTATTTAACACGTTACTTATTTGAACAATATCTTTTTTATTGTTACTGAATCCTATTTCGTCTGGTTCTGGATTCAATGGATGTGTTTTGTTGAGTGATACAACTTTTAAATCTGTGTTGTAACCCATGATTTCATGGATAAACCAAATAGCATCACGTTCGCCAATATCTTCATCACCAACGTAATTAATATCTAATTCAATATCGGGTTCATCTTTCAATTCTGTTTTAAGTTTATTTTCTAGGGTTTTATTGTTCGTTATTCTATCGTCAAACACATCCGGTGCTACACGTTTACCAAATACTTTTAAATTAGGTGATTCATATACAACTTTTGTACTATATATTTCTTCTCCTTTTATCTTAGCTGTAGTATTAATCACAGTAGCAGTTGAAGTACCTACGTACATACAAGGTTTAGAATTTTTATAATCAATCCCACTTTTAGCACCTTTAAAAACTGCTTTAATAGTGTGTTTTCCTTGTTCAGCGTTTTTTGATAATGTGATTGCTTTTGTGTTAGCTGACTTACTGTAACAATCTTGTTCACCTATCAACACGTCATCAAAATACAACTTCATAATTCCACCTTTACTCATACGTTTAAGATTGAAAATAATAGTTTCATTACCATGTTTACAATTTAGTGTGTATGAAAAAGACGCACCGACAACTTCGGTACGCCATGTTCCATCTTTTATGAAATTACCATTGTATGTTAGATCTTTAGGTTTAACTGGATTGTAATTCTTGGTTTCTTGTTCGGTTAACTTCTTACCATAACCTCGAATATAGGTTTTCAAATCCTTAGTATCGATGGTAGCTTTCACTTCACTATTGTTGTATCTGTAACGTATTGTTTTTTCTGTAAGTTTATAAAAGGCGTTTTCATCATATATATAAATCTTTTTGTTATCTGCAAAGTATATATAACCGAAAAGTTCTGCACCTTCAACTAAATGTTCAATGCCATTTTTCGACCCTAATTCTTCTATCGTGACTTTTTCATTAAATGTGCCATCGATTTCATAACTGTAACCTAAATCATTGTCTTTAAATCCAAAATCAAGATATTGTTTTAAGGTTAGGGTTTGACTTATATTTTCGTCCGTATCTTCATTCATTGTTTCGTTTGAAATATCTTTACTCACATAGTGATTTTGAAACTCGAACATGATATGGGTAGCTGTTATTTCTTTAGTGTGTAATATACCATCAAACGATGGAGTAGCACTTTTGATGACATAACGTTGACCACTGTAATCAATAAACGACTCGTTTTGGAGTATGTTGTAAACATCCTCGTTATAACTAGATTTGTAAGCAGTGAAAGAAATCTGTCTCGTGTTATTTCGTTCGTACTCATATTTGAAAGTGTCGTATGCAAAATCAAGCAATAATTCTGACATAGTTCCCTTTATATCTGTGACTATAATATCTGTATTCATTTCTTCACCTACCTATATATGAATGGGAAAATGAATTGTATTTCAAAGTCACTTACAGTTCCCCATATTTCGAAATCGTTATAACCTGGTACCAGTGTTATCAATCCATGATTCGTTAATCTACCACATCGCTCTTTCTCAATATAAGGATAAGCCCCGTCTATCAAGAAACTTTGATTTGTTTCCAACTTACCTTTATATTCAAATACATCACCTGTAGTTTTGTTAACTAATTTAAACCCAGTATTAGTTTTTAACCTTATCCATATCTGCAATTGATGTCGCATACGTGGATTGATCGTATCGCTACTACCATTGTATATAGAAAATTTTTGTCGCGTGTGTTTATATTTGATATCTGCATCAGGCATTACACCGCTTTCAAATTGCCACTTATCAGACATTAAACTGTATTGGTCTGTTTTATATAGTGATTCAGAATATCCTTTGTAAACTTGGAAGGTTATTTCGAACGTTCCAAATTTACTTGTCAAATCTTCAATGGCATTATTTTCACAATATACGGCATATTTTTTCCCTGGCATATCCGAATGAACAACGTAATATGGATTTCGTTGATATAATAGATTTCTTAGTTTGGTTTTTACCAACTTGTAATCTGTAATATCTTCACCAATATAAGAGAATCTTAAAATCAATTTAAAAGGACCGAATGTACTCGGTCCCATCATCACACCATCTGTCCCTTTAATTTCAAGTGAGTTTACATTTGTTTCAACATCCTCCTCTGTTGCATCTAAAAACCTAATTCTCGGGATAACTTCATCAAGATAATAACTTTCTTTATCGTTAAAAAATCTCACTCTTTTATTCACATTAAATCGTACCCCCTGCACTATAAGTCTCCAAACTCAATCGGCGAGCCTGTTCTTTGCTTATTCCTCGCTCGTTCATTGACGGTTTTTGTTCGATATTCTTATTACTTCTTGCAATTTGCATAAGAGCATCTAGTTGTTTTTGTTGGTTAGCAATCATTTGTAGTAATAGTTCTGTGTTGTCATTACTGTTACTTTCACCAGTAGATGGCGTTCGCATTTGATTAGGTCGTTTATTCTTCTTATTACTTTCTATTCTTTGTCTAGCAATAGCAAGTAACTTCATGGCATCTGATTGTCTACTTGGATCTGTTGGTATAACAAACTCTGGGTGACCTTCTTCTGCAAGTTGATAGAATCCAGATGAATTGATTAATCCACCTGTGGCATAAGGTAATCCATGACCAATTTGATTAAGCATTTTCTTAGGTCCATAAGTTGCTTTAGCATATCTCATACCCGCAATTAAGTTATCAAGTGGATTCCAAATGTTACCGTGACCAGGTAATTTAAACGCATTAAATGTAGCTGGTTTAACTTGTACTAAACCACTAGCACCTGAAGGGTTTTGAGCTTTAGGATTAAATGTTGATTCTGTACGCGCTTGTTCCTGCCAAGCTTTAATGTATTGCGAAGTTTGTGGTAATCCAGCCATTCCTAGTGCTTGTTTAATCGTGCTACCGTATTTACCTCCAGCTTTTCCTCCACCATTATTTTTCTTAAGCCATGGTAACGGGTCTTTTGCCACTCCGTTCCATTGCATTTCATAGTGTAAGTGAGGTCCTGTAGAATCTCCTGCATTAGCTCCTTGTCTGCTAGGGTCTCCGCCTGATTTACCCAAAAGGTCGCCAGGTTTAACTTGCCTTGTACCTGTCCAGTTTAATTTACTCAAGTGACCATAAATAACTTTCATGATACCCGATGTAATAGTCATGTTGTTACCGAAACCACCATTATAACCGTGCGTACCAGTTGCTTTACCTGATATAGTTGAATAAACATTTGTACCGTAAGGGTAGTTAACATCTATACCGTGGTGAGGTCTAGCAAATGGATAACCTTGTGCAATTGCTTCTGCACCTGTTCGAGCAAATCCAAAGTTTATACCTCGTGACAAGTCGATATATCCACCATCACCAGCGCCACTCTGTTCTTCAAACCAGCCTGTGATAAGGTCTTTGAGTCCTTTTTTAAGTCCTCCGTAAGCCCAAGACATTGTGCCACCCATAGCACCTTTAATGTTAGAGAAATCTACACCAAAGTGTTTCATTACTTTACCAACAAGCTTACCTGGATTATCCATATAATCCATTACATCGCCAATTGCTTTGCCAAAACTATCTTTAGCTTTATTAGCAGTTTCTTTAGTCCAGTTTAGAGCATCTTCAGCAATGTTTCCGCCACCGAAACCTGAGTTCTTAGGTACAAACATATCACCGTGTGGTTCTTCATGTTTCTTACGTTTCTTGGCTTGTTTTAATAGGTCTGCTCCTGTACCAGTTGAAAGATGTGGCATTAATGATTTAGATTGAATACCGTTATAAACTGCATCACCACGTTTTAGATTGACACGTTTATTATTTCCTCTAGGTTGTTCAATCTTTCCATTTCTACGATGAATGATTTCTTTATGACCTCTTGATCCCGATGCATTACCTAAACCTTTATCATTAACAATCGCTTTGGTTGATTTCGTTAATCTACCTTGTGAATCTGTTTGTACATTAGGATTAGCTCCAGTTCCTATGGATAGTGGTTTAATCTTATTCTTAATAAGTTTTTTCTTCATAATCTTATCTGAAAGTGTATTTATCCCATCAATCATGGCATTTAATCCTGAGATAGCTCCATTAGCTACGCCTTTACCTAAGTCACTAGCTACTTTCTTGAATCCGTCTTTAGCATTCTTGATAAATCCTTTAAGTTTATCTAGCCATTCTACACCTTTGTTGTACATTGCTTTGAAGCCTTTAACGACACCGTCTTTAGCACCAATTGCTAAATCAACAACATTTTCCTTAAGAGATTCCCACTTGTCTTTCACTGCATTTTTCAATTTCTGTGTAATATCTGTAGCAGATTTTTTTAAAGCGTTAAACTTATCTCTAACACCAATCCATAGGGATTTAGCAAGTGAAATAATTTTGTTTTTTATAGCAGTCCAAACACTATATAAAAAACTTCTGATTTTACTTGTGATTGAATCAACACTGTTTTTCAAGTTATTGAACATGTTTTTAACGCCGTTCCATAGAGATTTAGCTCTTGAAACAACGCCGTTTTTAATGTTAGTCCATAATTTTAAAGAGAAATTTTTGATTGCATTAAATATTGAAGTAACACTTTTTTTCAAAGAATTAAATGTATTTACTATTCCATTTTTCAAACCTTTAACAAGGTTTATAACACTATTTTTTATAGCGTTCCACACTTTGATAGCAAATGATTTAATCGCGTTGAATATTGTGATTACAATACGTTTCACTAAGTTAAAGTTAGATCTAACTTGTGCTACATAAGCTCTAATTATTGCCAAAACGCCATTTTTAAGTAACGTCCATATTTTAATAGCTGCAACTTTCATTCCGTTCCATAAAGCAGATAAAACATTTTTTAATGCTTGTATAGGATGTTGAACAGCAAATTTAATGCCATTCCAAATTGTTACAGCACTTGTTTTAATGCCGTTCCAAATGGCAATTGTGGAATTTTTAATGGCGTTCCAAATATTAATGATGTAAGGTTTGATAAATCCAAAGATAGATATTGCTGCTGCTTTTATAGAGTTCCAAATACTTATAACTGCATTTCTGAATGTACTGTTTGTTTTCCACAGGTAAATGATAGCACCTACTAAAGCGGTGATCACAGTGATGACAATTCCAACTGGTCCAGTCATAAATCTTATTGCTAAGCCTAATCCTTTAGTTGCTAACGTGGCCGCTTTAGTTACGCCAGTCCATATTGTCATTGCAGTTGCTGCAATTCTCGATTTAATTGCTTGTATTGTTTGAGAAGTGGTTAATGCAGTCATTGCAGCTCTATATCCGTTGGCTATACTCCTAGCTGTAGTAGTAACACCATTCCAAATAGCCTGTGATGCAGCAGATACTTTAGCCGCACCATTATGTCTAATGAAGAATTGTATCAAACTAGACATTCCACTAAACATACCACCAATAGTGCTAGCCATCTTGCCGAATATCGTTAAAACTGGACCCATTGTTACTAAAGTAATACCTAGCCATTTGACTATTCCACCTAATGTCTTTTGAGTGGAACCATCTAAACTTTGCCACCATTTTATGATTGACTGTATACCACTAGCTATTTTAGAAAAGGCGCTACCTAATTTTTCTCCTGTTTCTTTCGCCCATTGTTGAGCGCCAGGAGATTTTAACATCTTCTCAAATTCGTGGAGTGAGTCTTTTGACTGCTCGAACACTCCTCCTAATAAACTTTCACCTATCATACCAATATAGGCTTTAGTGTTTTGCATCATGCCTTTCCATGATTTAGAATAAGCGTTTGCCATACCACCTGCGAAGTCGTCCATTACAGTTAAGAAATCTTTCGAACTAACTTCACCGTTGGTAACCATTTCTCTAAACGCATCATATGAAACGCCTAAATGTTTAGCCATAGCATTACTAAAACCTGGCATACCTTCTTCTACCATATTCAATTCTTCTGTCATCAACTTACCTTGACCTTGAACACGGTTAAATATCATTGCCATTTCGCCCACTGGTCTGTTACTACCTACTGCAGCATCACCAACTAGCTTGATGTATTTTTCTAAGTCTTTACCTTCTTTTACACCTGCTGCCAATGCACCTGCTGCCACGTCAGTACCTTCTGCCATTGTGGTCATACCACCTTCAATAGCTTTCGATACTTGGTCAGTGATTGAGCCAACTTCTTTCGTTGAATAGCCTAGTCCTTCAAGTTTAGCCTTAGCACTATCTAATCCGACTAACCTGTCGAAACCTAATTTAGCTGTGATACCTGCCATAGCAGTACCAGCGACTAATGCAGGTTTAGTAATACTGCTTGTTAGTGAACGGCCCATGTTTTGAGCTTGGCCACCTACACTTTGCATGCTAGTTCCTATACTTCTAAACGAATTACTTAATCGTCCAGCCATAGAAAAGTTTTCTCTATAATACTGATTTAAACGACCGTATTCATCTTGCATAGCATTAATAGCATTAGCTTGTTTGTTATACTCTGTTTGTAACCTAACCGCTTTAGCACTGCTTGCACCTTGTGATTGTGCTACTTGTTTATATTGCTTTTCTAGTTCGTTTAAATTAGATGTACCAACTTTAATAGATTTGTCGAGATCATTCATTCTTGTTTTATATGAAGATGCACTCTTTTCACCATATTTAAAGTTGTTACTAGATAATTTCAAACTAGAGTTCAAAGACCTAAACTCACGCTTAATACCAGATAGTGTTTTACTAACTCCCATGTCACGCATGGATAGGTCAATCTGTAACCCTTTTATTCTTTCTGCCATTACTCCACCTCCTTACTTGTGAGATGTATTACATAAATGCATCGAGCATGCTATCCGTTTTCTTGACGTTTTTCTTATTACTTTCGTCAACTAACTCCATGAAGAAAGCAAAGGGCATATCCAAAATGTCATTAATATCCTTGCCCCCATCTTTCATCATTTGTAGCATGAGTTTCTTCATGTTTTCTTTATGTTCTTTATAAGATAGAGATTTTAAATTATTCTCGCTAGTTCCTTTTTTCTTTCTTCATCCATTTGTCCTTGTGCGATAAATTCAATTTGTCCTTGTAATTCTTCTACTGCGTCTGGTGCGTTAAGACGGTCAAGCAAACTGTCTTTTGTAAATTGGTTATTGTAGATATCGACAACCATATCTAACATTTGGTCGATATTTTCTTGAGCTGAATTTTCTTCATTGGAAGATTCATCCATTAAATCAGCTGCGTCATAAATTTTTCTAAATGGAATATGTGTAGGAGTAATGAATGTGTCGTATTTAGCATTGCCTTCTGAATCTGTTACTGCGTTACCTTTTTTATCTATTTGAATTAATTTAATAAAATTACGTTTTGTCATTTTGAATTGCTCCTTTAGATTTTAAAATTTAATAAAAAAGACCTAGCTATATTTTTATAGCTAAGCCTTATAATTTTGTAATATAGTTTTCATTTTTTCTTCTACATCTTCGTCATATCGTATTCTTAAAAGTTTTATACCTTTTTCTTTACAATATTTCGTTTTAATACCATCTCTTCTTTGAACTTCTTTTAATGCCTTTTCTCCACCGAAATAATCGACCGGTTCATAATGTTGTCTGCCGTCAAATTCTATACAATAATTTAATGTTGGAATATAAAAATCAAAAGGCAAAGGATATTTATCCCTACAGTCTTTAAACCGTTTTTGAAATTCATAATTTATTGAATGTTCTTTTAAAAAATTCGAGATAAATGTTTCTCCATGAGATTGCTTACAATGCGGACAACGTTTACCACGCAAAAAGTTATCCCTAGACATTTCAAAAGTATTTCCACATGTTTTATGAATCATTTCCACTTTTTTCTTACAAGTTTTATATTCTCCTAGAACCCGGTAATTTTCGTCCGTTTTTTTAACTTCTTCAATATATTTTTTGGTATCGATTTTTGGGCTTTTGGAACATGATGGACACATATGGCCTCTAAAAAATATGTCAGGTATTAAACCCCATTCATAACCACAAAGATTATGCTTTGTTAATACTGGTTCTTTTATCCCTTGGTATTTCCCGATTACTGTGTATTCTCCATTTCCCTGTTCTTCGATTCTATTTTCAAATTCTTTTTGAGTAATCCTTAGGCTCATATTGTAGCACGAAGGACATCTGCAACCTTTGTAAAAATCTTCTGGTCTTACCATCCATGCTTGCCCACATTTTTTGTGTTTTATTAATACTGGTTTCTTCCTCCCAATATATTCACCAATAACAATATATTCTTCTCTACTTTGTTCTTTTATTCTATTTTCAAAATCTTCTTGTGTTATTTTCTTTCCGGTTCCATTACACGAGGGACATCTGCGCCCTCTATAAAAATTTCCAGGATTCATTTCCCATTCATATCCACAAACTTCATGCCTAGTTAGAACTGGTGATCTATTCGTTTTATATTCCCCTAATACTGTATACTCTCCGTTACCTATTTTTTTAACTCTGTCTATAAACTCTCTTTGAGTTAATTTTTTTGTCATATCCATTCACCTTTTCACATATTGTTTTCTATTTATCTATATTGTATCACATTGCTATTGATTTAACAATATATATATTGTAGAATGAAATTAAAGAGGTGATTTTATGAGAAAACAAGCAACGTTTACATTAGACGAAGAGTTGCTAGACAAATTAAAAGAATTGTCTAAAGAAACTTATATTCCACAAGCTCGAATCGTCGAGTTAGGAATTAAAGAAATATTGAAGAAGTACGATAAGGGGTAGCTGTAAAAAGCTAACCCTTATTTTTTATTTGCAAATAAAAAGAGGGGATATCCCCCTCGATAATGTTATTCTGCTGATACGTCAGCACTTTCTTCTTTTGTGTCTACTTCAATGTTTGCTGGTTCTTCAGGTTCTGGCTCCGGCTCTGGCTCAGGTTCTGTTACAGTTACAGCACATTTAGCTGTTTTACTACCATCTTCAGTAGTTACTGTGATATCTGCATTGCCTTTAGCTACAGCTGTCACTTTTCCATTATTGTCAACAGTAGCTACTTCTTCATTTGAAGATTTGAAACTTACCTTTTTATTAGTAGCTGAACCTGGTGCCACTGTAGCTTTTAACGTTTCAGTAGCACCTACTTCTAGTTCTGTAGCCTCTTTATTTAAAGTTACACCTGTAACTGCGATTGGTTTTGTTTTGAAAGCTGGTACGTCAACTTTATCTGATTCACCATTCTCATTAGAAAATGATACTTGATAAGTACCTACTGCATAATCAGTATTAGCGTTTAAACCATCAATTGTGACTTTTGCTTTACCGTCTTTTCCACGTTCTGCTGTTCCTACAACTTCTTCACCTTTGTATACTTTTAATGTGTCTGCCATTTATATTTCCTCCTGTGTTTTAATCATGATTGCCCCTATTCTGCAGTAATAGATGCCGAATTAACATCAGCATCCACCACTACATTTTGGGGAGTATTAGGGTGTATCTTCTTCACTTTCTCCAAATACTGCTGCCCAGATTGCATCCTTCATAACTGTTGTACCTTTAGCATCGTGACCTAATAACATAGCTTTTTCTTCTTCAAAGCCTTTAACTGGTGCTTGCATAAATTCTGCAGTAGTAGAATCAGAACTAAATTCAACACCATCTTCTTTCGTATTACCTTCTACTTCAGGGAATGTGAATAATCCTTTAGGAAGGCCAACATATTCACAAGAACCATCTTCTTTAGTTTTGGCGAACATTACAGCTACATATGGTGGAGTATCGTTACCAACTGATACAATGCCATCTTCTGATTTTTCTAAGCCAAATAAAGCTACTCTATCTTCTAAAGGTAGGTGGTGGAAGCCAGCCTCCACTTCAATTGTGCCGTTAGCAACAGCCATTTCTGCTACTTGGTTATCACCGTATGCTTTTTCAATGTCTTGGTCTTTTGATACTGAAATTTCTTGTAAATATTTAATACGTTCTGGGTCTGTAACTTGTTGTACATCTTCACCATGAACTTTGTAATAAAACTCTGTTAAACCTGTAAATGAACGGTAGTTTTTCTCTGCCATATTAAAACACTCCTATAAATTAAAATATTGTTTACCTTCAAACCGTTTAGCTTGTCGGTAGATATTGAATTCTTTGATATATTCGGGTTTCATGGAAGATGCTTCGCCAAATCCCAATACTTCCCACATCATTCTTTGCAATAAAAAAACGAGCCTATCCGATAGCACTCGTCCGTTTACACCTTGCTTTTGCTTTACAAATACATCTATTTGATAAAAGTATTCGTAAGTTAAATTGTCGTCATCAGCGAAATCAGAAGGTTTAGGTGTGTCCAATGGATCTATGACAATCACTACATCTTTGATTTCTTGTGCGTTGGGATAATCGAAGAACTTTATATTGTTCTTAGGAACATGTTCCATAATTTCTTTGTTATCTATAATCGCTTGGTATATCTTCATTGTGATGTCGTCCAATAAGTTACACCCTCCTTCTTATTTCTTCTTTAACTGTTCTAAAATACGTTTCTCTGCCTTCACGCATAGCGTTTTCGATAACACCTTTACCAGCTGTATTAACCCACTTACCAGCACGGTCAAAGTGACCATATTCATTTAAGTGGATAATCCTATAACGTTGTTTAGGTCCACGCCAATGGATTTTCACTGTGCGTACACCATTTATCGTCATAGGTTTTGATACTGTCGTTTCTTCGACAGATTCGCCGGTATCTTTGAATGACTTCATGTTGTTTTTTATTATTTGAGCAACCTTCTGTCCACCTTTAGTTAGTGCAAAGTCTGTTATGCGCTTTGTAGCAGATTTACCGTATGTCTTTTCTAAATAAGCGATTATTTCTTTATCACCTTTAACTGTTACCGTCATTGTTCTTCACCTACGACTTTGACGTAGTTAGGTGACTTAGCAGGTGCCACATTTTTGACATTAAAAAACAACCCTGCATACATACCGTTTTGTACCTCGAATATTTGATTTACATTAGGTATAAATTGAGGTTGAGCATCTCTAATATTTAATGTGACTGACCTTTTGCTAAGTTCTAAGTTTCCTAACTGAACGTCTTTTTGTGTAGGCTCATACATTCCAGCAAAACAACTATATAATTCGTTCCGTTCGTTCATACCAGCTTCTGGTCCGTCATTAGTATTCTCATAAAACGTAACTCTGTAATCTAATTGGTTAAGATTCATCGGCTATCACCTCGATATTATCTCTACGCCATTTAGCAAGATCGCTACGCAATGTCTGTACTAACTTCATTGAAGATGCCGGTATGTCAAAACTTTGTTCGTTTGAAGTAATTGAACGATTATCATTATGGTGTGCGATGATATTCAATACTGCTAAATTAAATGTCTGATTGTTATTATAAAATTCTTCATCCTCATCATTTAACGAAACAGCTGTTTTCACTTCGTTAATCGCTCCAGGCAAATAAACTTCCATAATTAAGTCATCGTCAAAATCATGGTCCACACGTATTGCTTTTTTTACGGATTCTTTACTTTCTAAATCGAACATCTAAACACCCCTATTCTGCCGTAATAGAAACGGATTTTGCATTCGTATTAACTACGACATTTTGGGGAGCATTAGGGTGTATCATCGCCTTCTGCATTCTCACCAAATGTTACGAAGAAACCAGCGTTTTCATCAGCTTGTTTAACATCGAAACGGAATGCACCCATCAAGTATTTACCGTAGATTGTGTTTTCAATCCATTGAACTGATACGTCAGTACGGTCTGCGAAGAATACGCCACGCTTGATATCTCCAATAAACGCTTTTGCATCACCATTGGCACCAAGTAAATCATCACGAACAACTGTTACATTCATACCTAACACAGTATTACCAGCTGTATTAATAATGCTATCTTGTAATAAATAACGACCGTTTCCATCTTTCAAAGTATCTAATTTTTGGTAGAAACTTTGTGTACAGATGACTTGACGGTCGTAACCTGGGTCTAAGTCTTTGTTAATAATTCGTTTTAAGTCATCAACATTTGACACTGTTGTTGGATTAAAAGACTTTAATACAGTACCAATTCTTTCATTTAACGTATTGATTTTTTGTTCGTTGATGTTTTCAGACACAATAGCAGTTAAGTTAGCAACTGAATCGTCTAATGCTTCTTGTGAAATTGGAATAGATCCACGATAAGTTTGTACTTTCCATTCAATTGACTTGAACTCTGGTTTAGCTAACTCTGGGTTTGCTTCTAATTCTGCAACTGTACTGAATTTAGCATTAGCACGTTTCAAAATTGGGTACTCCCCACTAGGACCAGAAACTTTTTCTTTTTGTACTAACTGTGATAAGTCTTGTACTGTGTTAACTTCTTTTTCTGGAATGTATTTAATATCGTGTGGAATTGTTACACCTGCATCATCAGATTTAACATTATCTCGTTTTGCACCTTTGGATTTCATATATTGTTCGAAACCTAAGATTTCCTCGTTAGTTTCTTGGTTTTGATTTAATTTCGCCATAGAACGTTTCGCTCCTTCTTTTTTCTTTTTGTCTTTTTCTTCTTCTAATTCTTCTTCGGTTGGTTCTTCTACTTTCTCGATAGCAGGTGCTTCTGGTTTCTCTTCAGATTCAGGTGGACCATCTGGTTTCGGTTTATCATCAGGTTTTTCTTCGTCTGACGGTTTCTCCTCTTTGTCGTCAGATGGTTTACTTTCTGACCCTTCTCCAGTGTTATCACCTTCGTTACCTTCCGCTTCTACACCTTCGTTTGGAGATGGTGTTTCTTCTAGCTTAGGTGCTGACGCTTCAATTTCTTGTGAAAGCTGTTCGAGTTCTTCAAACTCTTTTTTCTTTGCATCAATATCAGCTTTATAATTACGTGCAGTTTCAAGGTCGCCCTTATCGACTGCTTCTTGCGCTTGAGAAATCAGACTAGCGATTTCTTTTTTGCGCTCATCTAAATTGGCCATGTGTATGCCTCCTTGTTAAATTTAGGTATAAAAAATAGCCTTACGTTTCAAAACGAAGGCTTTCTATGTCTAGCGCGATTTTCATTTGTTCCAACTGTTTGAATTTCTTTAAATCTTTTGCACGTTGACCGACTTCAACCGATGTATCTTTGTAGGCAGGTATTGTAACAATACTGACTTCAATAAGTTCATCGATTTTATTTATGGTTTGAACGTACTCATTATCAATGTTTTGCCATGTACGAGCTGTTGAATCATTAGGTGGTAATGTGTAGAAGAAACTACACTGGTTTACATTGCCTGCTTTAATATTTTCATAAATATCTCTAGCGTAAGATGTATTAGGTAAGTGGCATTTGAAATACAATCCTTTTTCATCGACTTTTAACTCAAGCGTTCCTGCTTGCGTTCGACCTATAACATAGCTGAAATCGTGGTTAATTAAACATTTCACGTCGCTTACATCTACACCGTCTAAGGCATTTGGCGCTACTATTTCTCTGAACCCACCCAAGTCATCGCTCGTTGAATTAAAGATAATTGCGTAACCTTCCACAACCATGTCTTGTTGTCCAGTGTCAACGTTACTGTTCGTCATACTCATCACCCCCTTTAATGGAGTTCTTTTCGACTTCTTTGTCTATCTTAGATTCTTGATAATTCTGTAAAGTAGAAAGTGGCGCTCTGTTAAGGTCCACAAGTGGTTCTTCGCCGTGTTCAATAGGTTGATAACCAAATACACTTCTTGCTTCGTCTGTAGATATAATCCCTTTACTATGCAATTCAGTAATACGTTCCAATTGTAATTCTGGGTCAATATCAATAAGGCGTGATGAATCAAACTCTAATTCATAACCAGAATCAATAAACTTAAATATCTTGGTTTCTAATTCTGAAATCATCATTTTGAATATTGGATCTAATGTACTTTGCAAATACTCAAGGTTTGCCTGTGTGATAGATGTATTTACTGTTTCAATACCTAATTTAGATACTGGTAGACCGAAAGCTTTAGCAACTTGTGAAGTACTGAACTTATAACTGTTTAAGAAATTCAAAACTTCAACGGGTATTTGCAATCGTTTAAAGTCCATCGTGTCATCAATAGCAACTAAACCACCATTATTTTTTAACTGACTTTCAGAAAAATTCTTTTTCAAATCTCTTAATTGTTCCGAGTTTATTTGACCCTTCTTGTATTGCAACACTGATGTTGATGTACCACCGTTATCAAAGAAGTTACGCAAGAAACCTTTCGACCCTTGTGATATACCTATTTCATGTGCCAATGCATATAACGGACTGTAACCCACATAACCATCTAACGTGATATATCTAAAGTGCAATATATCTTCGCTAGTTATCTTAACTGCATTTCCTTCATAATCTTCACTAACGTTGTAAATAATTTCTCCGTCTTTTTCTTCAATTCCTACTAAGTCGTTATGTAAGAAATTAAAGCCTGTAGGGAAATCGTTTTTATCTCTTATGATTTCAACGAATGATTGTCCGTTGAGTAACATGTTTGCGATGATGATGAATTTGAAGTGCCAACCTGGTAAATCAGAGTGTGGATTGTTATTAAACAAATTTAATATTTGATTCATCACTGTATTAGTTTCGTGACCTTTAACTTTTAACTTAGTACTAGCAATGTCTGCGGATATAATTCGTGTCGCAGTGAATACATCACTATTCTTTAAAGCGTTTATCCCTGTGTAGCTTGCATGTGTACCATGTTCTTGAAAGTACAATAAACGTTCTAGATCTTTACTCATTCTTTCTTCTTTACTGCTAAACCCTAAATCTAGTAATGGCATTAATTTTCACCTCCTTTACCATTCGAGGTATTATCATATGCTTGGTTAAGTATTCCTGCCATTCCAATAAAAATAAAACCACCAACGATATACGCTAACGGTTTCCAAAAAATATATAATCCGTAAAATACGCCTGCTATACCTAAAATAAATAATAAAAGTATTAATAACGCATAAAGAATTTTGCTCATAGCCACACCTCCTATAAGAACATTGGCATAAACGTTTCTGTGTCCCATTCATGTTCGCTAGCTATCACATATGCGAAAATAGTACTCATTAATGGATCAATTTTATGTCTGTTCATTTTCTTTTCAATCATTATTGAATCGTTCACATTCTTAGCAACAGCGTTTTTTACTGCTGTATCTAACAACGGATTTTTATGATGCTTAATATCTCCATTAATTACGTTCAGTCTAAAATCTAAATTAGGATTAGAAAGTGTTTGTGGCCCTTGTCTTATTTCATACAAGTCGTAATACCATTCTCTACGTTCTATCTCTGCTAACACACCATGTATCGAATAAGGGTCATAGCATATAGCTTGAACATCTAGGTTGTGTCTGTTTACATACGTTTCAATGTAATCTAGCACTTGGTTAGTATTAATAATGCCACTTGATAAGTTTGTAATAGTACAATAACCTTCTTCTGATAATTGCCGATAGTCTATAAGGTCACGTTCAATCTTGCCTTGTAAGCCACCTTTTGTGCCTACAAACGAATGTGACGTTATATAGTATTGCTTGTTGGTTTCGTCTAGGTGTATGAACGAAATCGCTGTTAAATCATCTGCACGTGATAAGTCCAAACCGATATAAACTTTAGAATAGTTAATGTCAAAATCAGTTTCGTTCTTTTTCCAGTCGTTAAAGTCTAAATAAGATTCTGCACTTGCTTGCATCCAATAGTTAAAGTTTTTAACTAATACTCTAAACATCGAACCCTTTTTGGTAGCTTCTGCAACACGCTTTTCAAGGAAATCATCGATTTGTTCTTTAAGCTCATCTGTTTCATTAATGAGTGGATTAGATTTTGCCCACATTGTACTGTCTTGCCATTCATCTTCGGAATCTTGTTCGAAGATAACAGCAAAGTATTCATCGTCTGTATATACTTCTGCTAATATATCTTTAGCGTACGGCCATTCATCTGTATACATCGGTGCGTTTAGATCAAAACCAGCAGTAGAGATAATAAATATCAATGATTGTAGTAAGTTACCTTGTCCGGATTGAATAAGCTCTAACATTTCGTTAGTCTTTGCAGCATGATACTCATCGATAACTGCTAAAAAAGGCTCAAAACCGTCAACTGCTCCAGTATCACGAGAGAGAGGACGAATATATGAACCATCTTTTGTATGTGTAAGTAATTCTCGTACTTTCTTAACGTCTTTTTTCAATTCAGGTACTTTAGATACGAAATACATCAATTGTTTGGCCACCATATTGAATACAATACTTGCTTGAGATTTATCATTGGCAGCCGTAAACATCTGTCTACCTTCTTTAGGCTCTCTATCGAACAAGAACGCATATAATACAAGGCCTGATACCAGAATTGACTTACCTTGTTTCCTTGCCATTGATATAAATGCTTTTTTAAATCTCAACATATCTGTATCTTTAGTAAACCAACCACGCACACTAGCGATAATGAACTTTTGGAACAATCCTAGTTTGTTAATATTCCCTTTTGTATCAGGTAACGCCTCAACGAATTTAATAACCTTTTTAGCTCGTTTAGGTTTATAAGTATAATTCCATTCATCGTCACTAACTGACCGTTGTATGTCCTTTAAATGGCGTATACAAGCAAGTCTAGTATCTTTACATGTAATGTAAGTACCAGACAATACCATAACGCAATATTTATAAGCATCGTCTTTAAATTCATTCGGTATATTCAACAATTTTTCATATGCTTTAGGTATCTTTACGTTAGTCATCATCATCAACACCAAATTCATCGTACACAGACTGCTTAACTTCGCTTTCAGTCGGTACAACCAATCGCATACGTGAATCAATAGTCATTCCTAATTGACCACAGATTGACCTTAACTCTTTCAACGATTCCATATACGCCATGAAGGCGCCTGTTTTACGATTAGTTTCTGGGTCAACCATTCCTTCAATACCATTCTTCTCACTTATTGCACGATATAATGTGTCGTTTTGATCTAACACTTCGCAATACTTCTTGATAAGTGAGTAATCTAAATCAGCGATTGGTAATTGTTCAAGTAATGGTACGACTCTTAGCCATTCTTTAGCAGCATTTTCGGTTAAACCGTCGGGTACAGAATCAACATTTATTTTCTTAAACTCTTTGAGTCCGTTTTCTCTTAACTCCGATTGTTCTAATACATCTTTATTATGATTTCCTGTCTTAGTAGCGTTTAATTTTGGTTTTCTTCCTGCCATTCCAGCACCTCCTAACGGTATATGGCTTGTGAAAAAGTTTTCATTTCTAGAATTTGGTCGCAAAAAAGGTCGGCTCGTTGTTCGCTCGTCTCAGAAGTGACGGGGATTTTCCTTCGCCCCAAAAATATTTTCAAATTTATTTTTCAAAAATTATCACGAAATTATTTCTCGTGAATTTTGTTATGGCATGAAACACACACCGCCTCTAAATTTTCCATATCCAGTCTTTTCGACCAATCCCGTTTCAATTCAATCTTGTGATGGACAATTAAATCTTTGTCATTCACAACGCCATCAGCTAAACAGTGTTGACATAAGTAGTTATCACGTATTAACACTTGTACACGCAACTTACGCCACTGTGCACTGTTGTAGAACGCTGTATACTCCTTATTACGTCTATTCTGCCTAACCTCTTGGTTATACCTTTTGGTATTGGCTTTCCTATACCTTTGCAACTCGGTTTGAGTATAGTTCTTGTTACCAAGTCGAACCTTTGGTTGAACAAACAAATGAATCAACTTCTTTCATTTGAATTTTATTTATTTAATTTTGTTTTATTAATTTCATTTTGTAATTTAGTTTTAGAAATAATAAAAGACAAAACGAAATAAGAAATAATAATCTCAAATCATTTTGTCTTTAACTTTAGAAATTGTTTCATCAATCAAATGCAAATTAATCTAATAAACTTTATGATCAATAAAACATTTCTTTAGATATTCAATTGTTAAACAACAATCATCAATTACTTTTTATTATTCAATGTTTACATCAATCTCTTAAACTGATTAAACCTTTTAATATAATTAAATGAATGTTGTCTATATAACTACACACAATGTCATTACTGTGCATATCATTATTAAAGGGTATTCAAGTATGTGACACCTTAACTCCCTCACCTTAATAAGTAGCGTCCTAATATATGTGTCCTTATTAGGTGGGTCGATTAAATAGTTGCATACAAAAAGACACACCTGCGGAATAGGTGTGCCTAAATATAATATAGTATTGTTTATTTATAACGCCTTAACTGAAATACCCTATGTTATCATAATACCTTGTTGACACTGCGCACTTCCACACTATTAGGAGTGCGGTCTATTCAAAGTTAATCCAACCAATTCGTTCAGCTGTATCTCTCATAATCTTATTACGCATCCTTAATACTGCATCCCTACTTATAATCTTGTCATCTGCTCTACGCTTAGTTAACTCATGTGCTATATCCGGCCATTCATATACAGTTAAATCTTTCTCCCAGTATCTGTACTCAATGATAGCCTTCTGTTCATCAGTAGCTTTGTTGTACACATCTTCTACTGCTTGGAGTGTTGCTTGTAAGTTACGATACTTAATATCCTTGTGTAGTTTAATAACTTCATTCTCAACTGGACTACTCGGAAGATTGGACTTACCACCACCTATGTTTGTATCTTGCGGTTGATAAAGCAGTTCATATCTTCTATATGCAAGTTGGCCTTTAAGTTCATCATAGTTAATCCAGTATTCTTCAAGTTTGGGTAAATCTGCCTTACCTAGTTTCATATGTTACCTCCCAGTTATTAGTAATTTAAGTTGGATACTTTATCTAGCTTTTCTTTTCTGTCGTTTAATTGATTTAATTGATTCTCTAAACTAGATATATCCCATGCTAATTCAGAACGATTACTTGTTACTTTATCTCTAACGTTATTCAATATAGTATTGAGTTCATCTTTATCTACATACACATTATCTTTGTAAAGTATTGCTTCCATCTTCTCAATATCTTTAGAAGGCAACCCTGCATATCTCGTAGCGAATGTTAATATATCCACATCTACCGTTTGTTTAATTTCTCTAATTTTATCTATTGTATTCATAATTAATTACCTCCAGATTTTAGTTGTCTTGCTATATCTATAATTTTATCTAATTGTTCATTTTCGGTTGGCTCTCTTACCTCATCAAATACTAATAGCTCACTTATATTCACATTGAAGTATTCGCATAGTTTCTCTAAAGTATTGAACTTAATACCTTGTGCGTCATTTCTGATAAGCGATAATAATGTAGGTCTAGTTATTCCAGTAGCATTTGCTATTTCAGTTTGCGTAACACCTCTTTGTTCTATTAACTCATTTAATTTACACTCAATCATTCTCTCCACCTACTTTATACGTTTATCCCATACGTCTTTGATTTCTCTAATATCTTCATCCGTTAATTCGTTTTCCTTCAACCTCAATACCACATCGCCATGATCATTGAATATAATATCTAGCAAGTATGATACTTCATATTCCAGTGCATCTATCTTAGAATCTTTGATTGCGTTATATATAAGTGAAATGACTGCGATTACGCCTAGAAGAATAGTTGCTATAATCCAGAACATTACTCGTCCTCACTCTCTTGTATAGATCCAAATTCTAAAATCATTAATACCGCTTGTTTTTCAGACAACCCATACCGTTGTGCAGTTTCAATCATCTGTCTACTTTCTTTATTCGCCATCATCATGTTTCTACTGAATGTATAAGCCATATCATTTGCCATCATATCTTCTAATTCATTGTTTAAATTTTTATCCATCCTACTTACCTCCTAGGTTATACATTAATGTTTTCATTTGTTTATTCTGGTCTCTTATAATCTCTGCATAATCCATCGGGTACTGATCCACCGCATCGTTTGCTTGTCTGCGTGTGATAATTTCATTCGTAACGTATTTGCTTAGTTCGTATAGGGTAATGATCAGTAGTGTTTTAAGTATTCGTTTGCGAATAGTGTCTTTAGGTTGTACTTTTCTGAAGAAACGTTTCAACGTATTGTCTTGCAACCTGAACCCTGTATCTACTATTTCATAATGTAATTCTGCAGAAAAAGTTAAATCTTCAAATTCATATCTTTCCGTTATAGGTTCGTCCAATTTGTTAATTTCAACGATGTCGCCCACTTCATATTCCTTTGGACTGAAATCCATTTTTCTTACACATATATACTTAGTCATTTATTTACTCCCCAATCCTAAAATGTCAGTTCTAATCTTCTTAACTTTAAAGCCATAAGTATCAGCTAACTCTTTAGCGTCTTTGTAAGTATCAAACAATCTAACTCTTTCAGTGTCTAGTGTAGTTGTTACAATCGTTTCCGCATGAGTATCACCATACAATTTTACTACTTCATTAAACATTCTGTTCTCATTGTTAACCACAACGTAATAGTATTTACCTATCTCCATTCACTCACTGTCCTTTCTATATTTGTTACCTTGCGATAAAGCTCTACTAATTGGACTGTTATTAAAACTAGAAGGTACTACACTTAATAATCCTTTAGGTTTCTTTGCCATCTCCAACGCCTCTTCCTTATTCTTTGCTTCAACCACTTGATATTTTTCATTCACACGTGCTTTAGTTACATGAGTGAAAGGTGTGCCGGTTGAATCGGTTAGTGTTCTAATTAAATACTGCATATCATTACCACCACCAGCAATATAATTAAGATTACATCTAATGCAAAAATGAAGTATCTATATGGATATAAAATACGTTTTAGCCAACTCCAAAACGGTTTAAAGAAACCAAGTACAAAATTCCCTATTCTAGTTAAACAAGATTCAACGATATTTACGAAACCTTTCCATATTTTTCTCATCCACACTCACTCCTTATTCATATCTTTTCTGACCAGTGTTTATATCAATTACAATACGTGTAAATTTCTTATCATAATGCTTGTGTTTATTCTTATTAATGTTCATTTCCTCAACACTTCCTTTACTTTTTCAAGAATATCTTTATCTTGTTCCACTTGAACCGAAACCGTTTTGCCCTCTTGCTGTTTCATTGCTAAATTCCTCTACTGGTTCTAACTTTGGTGTCCATATTGGTACGATAACTAACTGTGCTAGTCGGTCGCCTTTTTGTATTTTGTAACTCATTGGATAATATCTATTTTTATAATCAAAATGAATACCCCCTTGTATATCATGATGATAGAAAGCTTCAGCATCAATTTGCATATCATATTGCCAATCATTCTTAACATTAATCTTCATATGACCTTGATAACCAGCGTCAATTTTTCCTGTTTCTACTACAAGATGTGTCTTGCTACTCACACCACTTCTACTTGTAAGTAATCCCACATAACCTTTAGGAATATTCACTGCTAGATCAGTAGCAACTAATGCTTTCTGTTGTGGCTCAACTATCACTGTTTCAGCTGCGTATATGTCATAACCTGCCGATTCATCATCTGCACGTTTAGGTTTAGTTGCGTTGTCGCTTAGTAGTTTAATTTGTAGTGTGTTAGTCATTTTTAATTCTCCCTTTTTCGTAATCCAGCATTGTTTGTCTTAGCACTAATCCTGTACGTTCGACTCTAGTTTCTGATACAACATTAAAATCATACTCAAGATTTTCTTTTTTACGTTCTTCAAGAACTCTTATATATTCTTTGCTTAATGCAATTAGTGTGTCTAATGAGTTAGTCATTTTATTTGTCCTCCAATTGTTTACATTTATTTATAATTGCTCTGTTTGCTATTTGTAGTGTGTTAAAGTAATTAAATTCTTTATTACTTCTAGCTGTATCTTTTCTATCTTCAAAATCTTTATTTTTACTCAAAGCATACTGCTTCACTTCATCAAACGCCTTAGCTTTGCGATAGACTTCTTTAATTTCTTCAACTGACTCATTTGTAGCTAATCCTGAATACACGCCAGCTTTCATATTTCTATGCTCATGCTCATATTCATACGCCATCTACTCACTCTCCTTAATCCCAATACCATCCAACTTCGCTCTAAAATACTTATACGTGCTGCTCGATGGTTTCTTGCCGATGTGTTGGGAGAATTCGTTATTTAACGCTTTGTGTTCTTGGTATTTATTAAAGTATTCAAGTCTTTTTTCTATTTGATATTGAAAAGATTCTTCAAATTGTTCTTTTTCTTGTTTAATTTCTTTAAATTTTTCATTCTCTCGTTCCAACCTACTAACCTTTGCTTTATACCAAGATAGATCGTCGATTAAAGTATCTCGTTGTTTTGTCATATCATACAATTGACCTTCCAATTTATAGCCACATTCGTATTCTTTATTGAGCATTTTTTCAAATTTGTCACGCTCTGCTTTGTATTGTTGCGCTTTTTTATTTGCGAGAGTTAAATTTTCACTTAAACTTTCGTGTGCCTTTTTGTACATTTCAATTTCATATAATGCCATTTCATAATTAATCACTCGCCATCACTCCTTTTAACTTCTTCATACAATCTATCGATTTTTACGTTCAATCCGTAAATACTTAATACTAGGCACAAGTAAGATATAAATAGAAAGATATTAGCTATCATCTACTCCACCAGCTTTCCATCGCGCCAGATTAATTTGAACTCTCCGTCAATGTATGCGTGGAATTCTTTGCTATCCTCATCTTTCCAATCCTCAACAGATGCTTCTTCCCATAAACAATTCGGATATCCATCAGTTATTTCAATCAAAAGTTCAAACTCCGTTTTTTCTGTTACGGTTTCCTCGACTTCTACTGTGAAAGTATTGTTATATTTAATATAATCTGCGTTATTCATCATCAAATCCCTATTTGTAGCAATGTATATTCCTGCTTCTTGATTTTGGTCTGTTGGAAAAAGTTGACCTCTCACATCGTTATCCCACGCCCACTCAATCAACTGTGGTAAGTTTAGTTGTTTCTTAGTTTTTATTTTCATTGATAATCCCCTCCATTACTTTCCTGTTATGTCCTTTATCCTCTGGCAACACTGCCACGATAAAACTGTTTGTATTTACGGATTTCAAATATCCCCGAAATCGATAATACTTTAACAACTGTGCCATTTCTTTGGTGTTCATCCCACCAGTTTTATATTTGTAACGAATGTCGATTGTGTTTGATAGCTGCATTACTTATCCCAATTCTCAAACGCACGCTCGATATACCACTTAGCTTTAGCTATATCCTCTTTACCATTCTTATGCGGACTACGTGCAAGGTATTTAATCGCATTGCCAATGTGATAAGCTACGTTAGCGTTATAATGTTGAGTTACCTGCTCTATGAAATTTATCACTTCTATATCACCGTAGTTATAATGTGATGGGTGGTTGACTATGTCCTCTGCATACTCTGGTACTGCATTCCATTCTATTATTGTGAAATCATAGTTATCATTGATAACTCTATACACACCATCATCCACTTGTATTTCAGCAGATTTACCGTTATCAGCTATTTCAGTAACTTCACCTGTCATGTTGTCACCCAACACTTTGACTTTATAACCGACTTTTAAATCTTTAATTTTAAATAATCCTACTTTTTCATCGTTACGCTTAAGTTGTTGTACGTCGTTGGACTTATGCGTATTTATTTCATCTTCCACATATTCAATTAAATTTGAATTATTATTTAAAATATCGTTTGGTACTTTTATTTCATAACTGTCTTTCACTTCTAAATTACTGTTATCATTCCATTTAATAGTTGTACCTATATTCTCTGTCTTACCTTCGATACTCTTACTCCATAACTCAAAATCGTTATCGTCTGTGATATCGTATAAGTTACCTAACGAATTGATAGTAGCTACATTGTCGTTATCATCATTGAACACTATTTCTTCCACACGTCCGACAACTGTCATACCTTCATTGTTCTCACTCTTACCCATGTCATACACGATTACGTATTGATCTAAGTCTAAATCCCTAATCTTCATTAACTCCACCCCTTGAACATTTGATTCCAAGTATTGTCAAACCAGTATGGGTCTCTACACTTCGCATCTTCAATCATTTGCAGTCGTTCTTGTTCTTTACGTTGTTTAGCATCTAACTTATCTCGTCTACGTTCCTCACGTTCTCTGTCCTC